TGGTAGTTTGTTTTTTTCGGGTGCTAACCACCTCACCCTAGGTTCTGATTTTGTGTCTAATTTTGCTCCCTTTGCAGGGAGCAAAAAAACTATAGATTCTTTGATCAAAATAACAGAACCAGCGACGGGTTGGATGTCAGGAATAATCGGGAATTATAAAGCTGTAGCAGCTAATGGTCGTTGGAGGATGGGTTATACTACTTCATCTCTATTAATAGAAAATCCCACGATATCCCTACACTTCACTTGGACTACAAGCCAAGGTACTGAGACTGAAGTAGTTTTTACTCAACCTTATGTAAATGATTTCAATCATTTAGCCGCTTGCATAGATTCTACAATTCCTCAAGCAACTATTATCTATCTTTGCATTAATGGAGTAGTTCAAGCTTTCAACAATAATAACTTTGCAAGTCAAACAACTTTATTCCATGCCCATACTATTGGCGGAAGCATGGATTACACAACTGCCATAAAAGGTCATGTAAATGTTTTGAGGGTTACTAAAAACGTCAGGTACACAGCCAACTTTAATGTTGAAACAGACACTTACCTAAATATTTAAAAAGGGAAAACTAAAGGCAGTCATATAAATACATCCTATGCCTTTAGTTATTGCCCGCCCCTCAGTTGTTGAAACTACGCTGGGAATTACCTTCCAGATTGGTGAATTACCCACGCAAACAGTCGGCAACATTGTTATCAGTTCTAGAACACCGCCCTCCTACACAATCACCACCTCTGCATCTGCACTATCTGGCGCGGAATCTATTAATGTGGCAGCCTTGCCAGTGGCGTTGGATGCTGGGACTATCCTAACCTTCGGAAGTACCACAGTGACAGTCAGTAATCGCGCTGCCGCTGCTGCAACGTCAATCCAAACCTTGCCGCTATCAGCCTCAGTTGCCAGCGCGGCAACTGCAACAACTAAAGCCCTTGTGTTCGTCGCAGGGTGCACAAACGCTACCATTACACCCCAGATAAAAAACTCCGACACCACTAATTATTTAAGTGGCTTAGGCATGGAAAAAGTGACGGTAGGTAATGCCAAGACAATGGCTTTAGACTTCAACCTAGTCTATGGAGACCTAGGCGGTGGCATTCTTCGGAAGATTGCTCATCAAGACGCTTTTGCTGGGCGTGAGTTTTATTTTAGGCTGGCATTCCCAAGCGGTGAAGCCCATGAGGGTGTAGCCTTACTTGAATCGGCATCACCTCAAAACCCAGTTCAGGAAAAACGGGCTTTCAGTTGTAGCGCACAGATCCAAGGTGATAGCTATTTCTATACACCCCCGACAACTGTAACTATTTCCTAATAGATGACATTGCATAAATGCCTCCACTCAACCGGACATACAGTAGCGTTGATTAATTGTAAGCTGCGCTCAGATCACTTGATTTGTGGTGCGGCTTATTTCACATCTGGACTACCTGTAAATATGCCTGTGTACAGTTTATCTGGTGAGAAAATCTGTTTAATTGTCGTACCAGAAGCCATTAGGAAAAATCCCACTTTTACCCGATTACTCTCACCACAAGACGATATAAGGATAGAATATGCAGAACCCCTGGGGAATCCCTGAGATAGTTGTTATTGCTGGTTTTCCGCTGCCTAAAATGGGCGGATTAAACCCAGAAGAAAAAGATTATATGGCAGATAAAATCCGTAATGTGCAATTCCAAGAAATTGCTCCATTGGCGGAAATTGCAGATATTGTTGTTGAGAAAGAAAAAATTTCCCAACAAGAAGCAATTGGTTTAATTCGCAGAACTTTAGAAGGAAACACGGGTAAAACTGAGGAAGAAATAGACCGATTGCTTACATTTGCGATTGACTACCGCAACGAACTAGGTAGAATTAAAAAGCCTGAAATGATGGTTGAGCGACAATCTCAGGAAGTTGCAATCATGATTTTAAAATCACGACTTGCGCCTGATTGGATATTGGCTAATATTGATAATCTCAAAGCATCATTCCGCTGTTCGCCTGACAAGGAAAAATGCTCTCAATTGATGGCAGTTCCCGAAGAAAGATGGATGTCTGATCAAAACAGAGATGATATTATCCGTCAAATTGTCCGCAAACTTCCCCAAAACTTATACTCACAATTATTCTCATTCACGTTAGGCGAAGAGAGGGAATGGGCGGAATTGCCAATATTTACAGTTGAACAAGAACCAGAGGAAGTAACGCTGGGGGAGCAATCAAAAGGCTTCAAGAGTACCAAGAGCTCACGGAAAAAGAACGTGAGTTCTACCGAGAGTCCTATTACACCATCCAGTATTTTGGAGTCACAGACCCCAGTTATCACAGAAAAAACTTCCACCGCGTCCCTTGTTGGGTAATTCGGGAAATGGTGGAAAGTTTGTACCGTCAGTACAAATTGCACACCAATTTAGAATCAAGTGCGATCGCTAAAATTGGCGCGTCGTTCTCTGAGAAAGCGACATTACAAGACTTCTTGCCATTTCCAGATACGGAACAGGGGCAAAAGCAGAAAATACCAATGTCGCGGGAAACAGCACAAATTTATATTGAGTTGCGCGACATTGGTGTTCTTCCTCCCCGTGTGCTTGGGGCATTTGCAGATATTGAGGGAGAGATTGAGAAATTAGTTAAATAGCGTGTTAGATTTATCTTTTATTTTGCGGATCACATTTATGACCAAATATTTTCTAGACACAGAATTTATAGAGGACGGAACGACTATATCATTGATATCTATAGGGATTGTCTGCGAGGATGGCAGAGAATTTTATGCCGTCAATAGGGATTGTGATTTAACTAAAGCATCCCAATGGGTAAAGAATAATGTAATTTCTAAGTTACCTCCCAAAGATCCGTTGCCTATTGAGGTTTCACCACGTCTTTGGGAGGAATCAAAAGCATGGAAAACGAAGGCTGAGATAGCGGAAGAAGTTGCTAATTTCTTCCATTGCTATGGTGAAGTAGAATCAGTAAAACCAACCGGATGGAATAAATTTCTACTAAAAATTCAATCTCAATCTCCAATTTGGCTAATCAGGTTAATGCAAGCAACCCAGGTGTTTGCTTATCATTCAAAGACTAAAACAAAATACAGCTTAGGGATTGGTAGAGCAAAGCCTGAAATATGGGGTTACTATGCAGATTACGATCATGTCGTATTCTGCCAATTATTTGGGGCAATGATTGCATTGCCAAATGGATTTCCTATGTACACAAAAGACATCAAGCAGTTGTGTGATGACTTAGGTAATCCTGAACTACCAAAACAAGAATCTGGTGAGCATAATGCTTTAGCTGACGCGAGACACAATCAAGTCATGTATCAATTTTTGATGAATTTAAAGCAGGGTTAGGTTACAATACTTCTTTTATTTTACGATCGCAGATGACTTTTAGTTATGTGTTCGTTGACGTGAAAATCCCTGTTAATTTGCGGTTTAGCTTCACATCACAAAAATAACCATTGGATTGATCCAACGGTTATCGGTAGTGGTTTCGGCATATTCAGCCGCACGATTTACAAATCTTCTAGGTCATCTATAATTGATTTTGCTGCCGACTTTGCGAGACGCTGAGTTTCCCACTTACCACGAGGTCTTATGAAAAGGCAAATTCGCCGTAACCGACATCAGGCTAAACAGCGATTAAGAGAACTGGATGCCGTTGCTAAAAAGCAAATCCACAGAAGTTACAATCTTTTTATGGATTCATGGGGTGGAACTCGCTGTCCTGGTTGTGGAATAAATATTAGACCACACCAACTACTTGATACTGACTTTAGTGGAACTGGTGTAGATGAGCAGGGTAAATTGGCTGTACACATTTCAGGTTATTTACTACCTTGTGAAAATGTTAAAAAATGCCCTGGCGAGAAAGATTGGTGCTGACACCCAGCAAAGATGTGATATATTGATTAATGAGGACTGCCTCGTAATGGGATAGTCGTATGACTGTTGATTAATGGCAATATCACGTCCTGCATTAACTGTCGCAACAACCGCTACACAAGTGGCGGTTTTGTTGTTACAATGGTGATTTTATTTTGCGATCGCACATGACCTTCAATATAGATATCCCCCACTTCAAATGTTTTATTAACAAGTCATTTCTTTATGATTGGGATTTACAGCAAACAGGATACGTACCCGTCCGGGTATTCGGCATGACTTCTATTCCTGGCCGGGCAGTTGGGTTTAATTTAGTTACTAACCAGGGAGCGCAATTTGCTAGAGTCCCAATTCATGCTCTCGCTTGGAGAGAAGATTGCGAGCAACTACCATTAGATTGGTTGCAATTGTGGGATTGCTTGAGTTATCAGCCATGTGCGATCGCCTATTCCTACCTTTCCGAACTACGTTGTAAAACCATTCTCAAAGATGGAAAATGGTATGACGGTGAGTATATGTTCACAATTGATTGGGTTGGTGGAGATTGGGCGGAAGATCCAAGCGAACATAAATGTGGCCATGTTTTAAAACTTGATAACGGTTGTTTCGCCATTCAACCCAACAACCGAATAATCTGGTTTGACCCCAGTTTTATTACTGAACCATTAACGAAAAATCCTGGCTACAAAATCCATGCTCACAGATACAATAGCGAATCTTCTGGATGGATATCAGAAAATAATGGCAATTTTTTCTATGAGATAATTCGATTATAGCAATTTTAGATGATCTAATCCTAGCTTTTTAAGGGAAAAATCATTCAAATGCCTATAACATTGAGGCGGGTTTATTCCTATGACTTCCCTTGGTACTCTTGAACTACAGCTAACGGCCAACCAAGCCGCACTATACCAACAATTGAATCAAACCAAGGCTTACGCCACGCAGGTAGCCAAGGGTATTGAGAAGCAGATAAACCAAGCCTTTGGAAGTGTCGGAGGAAACAGGCTAGGAGGTTTAAACCAAGCAACTGCTCAAGCTGCGAGTGCCGGACAGGCCGCGGGGAGAACTTTCACGGATAGATTCAAGAACGCAGTTGAGCCGATTAAGGGCATTTTAAGCAATGTCTTTAATGGTGTTTTTGTTGGGGCTGGGATTGGGGCGTTTAACTCAATTACTGGTGTAGTTGGTTCGGCACTGGGTGCGGTTCAACAATTCGCGGGTGAGATTTTCAATGTTACCAAAGACTTCCAAAACTTTGAATCTTCACTAAAAACCTTCCTCAAGGGCAATCAAAAAGAAATTGATGATTTTGTCGGCAAGTTAGAGAAGTTTGCAGCTACTACACCGTTTGAGCTAAAGGATTTACAGCAAGCAGCAATCCAAAACTTAGCAACCGGTGCAAAACCAGATCAGATTATCAAAGACCTCAAAACCATTGGTGATGTCGCCGCAGGTGCTAACGCCAGACTTGGCGACTTGATGGAAGTTTACGCCAAATCACGGACTGAGGGGAAATTACAGAATGAAGACATTGACCAATTTACAGGGCGCGGGGTGCAGCTTCGGGCTGAACTTGCCAAAATGCTAGGGGCAAAGGAATCTGAAATTAGACAACTGGCCACAGACGGAAAACTAGAATTTCGTCACCTTGAGGAAGCTTTACGCCGCATGAGTGCTGAGGGCGGGGCGTATTTTGGGGCAATGGAGAATAAAGCCAAAACCTTAGAAGGCCGTCTATCCAACGTCCAAGATACTTTTTATCAGTTCCAGAAATCTATCGGCGTGGCATTTGAGCCGATCATGAATTTCATTGTCCAGACATTTGGTGATATTGTGTCTGGCTTGACATCTTCTAACGGAATCATGAAGGATGTCCGCAAAGAATCTGAGAAATTAGTCGAAACTTTTAAAGCTAATCCGCAGTTGGTTCAATCCCTAAATGAAGCTATTCAAGAGTTAGTAGCAGGTGGGTTTAAATTATTATTAGACGGGATAACAAGTTTCACTAAATATTTAGAAACTAACCCGAATATTATCAGGGATATGTCTACTGCCTTTAATGATTTTTGGTCAGTAGTTAAGGGCGTTTTTGACGGATTAAAATTTATTTTTGATGGTATTAATTTTGTTGTTGGTGGCATCCAAGCAGGTGCTAGAGGTGCGGCGGATATTTGGGTTGCCAGTGAATCAACTTTAAGTAATCTCTGGGAAATAACAAAAGGCATAGCCAAAGCCGTAGGGGATTATTTAGTTTTTGAATGGAATGTAGTAACTGGCGTAATTAAAACCATAATTAAGTTAATTCAAGACTTATTTAATGGAGTTGTAAATCTCGCAACTAACGGGATTAATCTATTCACCAAAGGACTACAAAACGCAGTATCAATTACACAGAATATTGGTAAAAATATTAGCGGTTGGGCTTCAAGTATTGGTAGTGCTATTCAAAAAGCTGGGGAGTTTGCAAATCAGGGAATACCGGGAATTGGCAGTGCATTCGAGAAGGTAACTAAAAAGGCTGAGGAATTTTGGAAATGGGCGACGGGACAAAATCAGCAGGCAGTATCAACGCCACAGGCACAACCCCAACCAGGTAATAACAGTAGCGGAATTGTAGGTAATATTGTTCAAGGTGTAGAGGGCTTTTTTAGCGGTGGCAATGCCATTAATCAGCGTAAATACAGAATTGTCGAAAGAGTTGGCAGCAGGATGGAGAATGTTGGAAAATATGAAGATTTAGCACCTCATCACCCTTCAGTAGTTGCCCGTGGGGGACACAAAGACAGACCCTATGGAATGGTCGAGGGCAGGAAAGAAGAACTAAACCCGTTAAACAGAAGCTTGATCAAAAAGGATTTCGTTCTGATTGATTCCCAGGGTAAGCAGTACGGAGTTCCTGTTCCCAGTCCGGTCGCTGGCTACGCTGGCAAAGTCGGACAGGGTTGGGGCGCGGTTAATCTGTATGCTGACAAGGGCATGACTAAACTGATAGCCCAGGTCGGACATATGATTGACTTACAGGTTAAGAATGGGCAATTAATCCAATACGGTCAAACCTTGGGGATGCAAGCGGGGATGGGGAAAAAGGGATCTCGTACTTACGGAACTCACGTTGATATGTCCGCAGATCCCGAAACCTACAGAAAATATATAAGGGATTTACAGGCTGGGGTTTTCAAAAGCGAGGGACAGAACCCTTTCCAACAAGGTGTCAATGCTGTAAAACAATTATTTACCCCAGTCCAAAATGCACTACCCACAGGCGCGGGTTTGTCATCTCGCACTGCCAATATTGTGCGTGGCAAGAATGAGGGGATTTTCGGTAAAGCAGGTATAACAGATAGTTTAGTGGAATTAGTTAAGCGGTCTGAAGATTTTGAAGCTACACCATATTTTGATCGCACTCAATACTCGGTTGGTTTCGGAACTAAGGCTAAATCAACAGGGGAGAGGTTGACGGTTGAAGAGGCGAACCAACGGCTATTGGAGGAGCTACTTTACAAACGCTCTCGCGTCTCCAAAATGGTCAAAGTGCCTATCAATAATAATCAACTAGATGCTTTGACCTCATTTGCTTTTAACGTCGGTGAAGGGGCATTAGGAGAAAGTACCCTACTCAAAAAACTAAACTCTGGGGATTATGCAGGGGCGGCTAAAGAGTTTCTGAGATGGAATAAAGGTGAGTATCGCGGAGTTAAGCAGGTTTTACCAGGGCTAACTAAGCGGCGTAATTCTGAGATGCAATTATTTCTGAGTCAGGGACAATCAGCGTCCTCCCCGTCTATTAGTCAACAATCAGAAGCCAGGAATCAGCAAGTTACTGGCGCGGCTCAAGGTGGCAATGCTGAAGATCAACGGAATTTATTAGCAGCACGACGTAAACTTTCAGAAACCAAATACCGGGAAATTAAAGAAGAGATTGACGCAGCTACCAAACAATCTGACAACGCTCAAAAACAGCAGCGAGAATTAGATGCTAAAAAACGCGAACAAGCTGACAAGCAAAAACGACTAGAATTTGCAGCCTATGAGGCTTTAGCACCGGATGAAGAAGCTAAAAAGATTGTGCAAAAAAGAGCTAAATTGTACGAAATCAACAATAGATATGATGAGGATTTGATCAAGAAAACTCAGGAATTGGAAGATTTAAAAGATGCTAGGGACAAGAAATTAAAGATTCTGGCGGAGGCTAAAAAACGTGGTGAAACTGTCACGCCGGATGATGCTGGCGTGGATTACACCAAAGCAATTAATCAATTAGAGCAAGTCATACAAGAGCAAAAATATTCACGGGATTTAGAATTAGAAACTAATAAATTAAACCTATTCAATGCGGATAAAGAAGTCGAGAAAAATAAGGATCGTCAGCGAGAAATTGAAAAGTTATCTCGCGCTCAAGAAGCGTACATCAATCAGTTAAAATTGCAGCAATCGTTAGTAACAGATGAAGCGACAAAACAGGGTATTCAATTAACAATTGATAAGGCACAAATTGAATACGAAGCGAAAACCGCACTAATGCCGTTGCAAAATAAGCTTGATGATTTTCAAGATCAGAAAGTTTATTTACTGGGTGAAGGTGGTTTAAAAAATGATTCCGAGGAAGTTAAACGGCTTCAAAAAGATATTAATGATTTAGTTGCTCAAATTAATTCAATCGCCGATAAGGGCGGCGTAGATTTGAAATTATTCGAGAATCAGCGTAAACAAATTGAGTTACAGAATCAACGGTTAAGGGAGTCAGAAAAACAGGAAATTGAATACAGCAAACAAGTTCTTGAGCTTAATAAAGAAATTTCTACCTCACGGACTCAACAACAGAAAGCAGAGTTACAATTCCAGTTAGATAAAATAAATGCAATTCAACAAGAAAAACAAGCATTAACCACTCTTAAACAGCAATATGATGATTTAACCCAAGGACGCGAGAAGTTAATCAATGAGGGCAAAGTTGACGCTGCTAGTGCCGTAATTAAAGATTTAGACACTAAGATTGCTGACTTAAACGAAAAGATAAAAACGCTTGGCGAACAGTCAAAATTAAGTTTTGAAACTCTCACCAAAGAAGGACAAAAAACCATTGAACAAGGTAGATTTGCGGATCTAGAATCTGCACTTTCTAGAGAGTCGGGGTTTGTAAATAGTCAAGCATCAATCTTGTCTGGGCAAGCTGGTTTAATTCGCGGGCGTGGTGGCAATGAATATCAAGCATCTGCATTAGAAGCTGAAGCCGCGACAATGCAAGAACAGATTAGATATAAACAGGAATTACTGCAAATCGAGCAACAAATAGCCGCAGTAAGAGGGAAGGCTAACGAGTACACAGAACAGGAAATAGCCACATTACAAGCCAATGCCGAAACGATTAATAAAATTAATTTAGAGGGTATTTCTCAACAGGTACGGACACTTGGTAAAGACTTATTAGACGTTGGTAAAAACGCCCTCGGTTCGTTCTTTGGTGACATCATTTCTGGTTCTAAATCTGCGGGGGATGCCTTCAAAGATTTGGTTGGCAACATTGCTCAACAATTAACTCAATTAGCGGTTAATTCTCTCATTTCCAATATCTTCGGTGGAGGTGGTGGTATTCTCGGATTCTATCAAGGTGGTATAGTTCCAAATTACGCCAATGGGGGAAGTGTTGGGGCGGTAACTGATGCCTTGCACCGCGAAAGATCAATGTCGGGAGGCAAGAACCCGGTACTAGCAGCCCTAACACCGGGCGAAATGGTGCTAACAATTCAACAAGCTAAACGATTCCAAGAACTGCGATTAGACAAAGTATTGAATTTTGCGAATGGTGGGGTTGTTGGAGGTGGTCAAAATTTAAGCAATGAAATCGGGTCTAAAAATATGACCATAAATATCCCCGTCACTGTAGAAGGCGGCGGGGATAGCTCGGTTAATGTTCCACAATTGCAAAATTCTCTAAGGTCGGTTGTGTTGGCGGAAATCCAAAAACAACAGCGTCCGGGCGGGGCGTTGAATAAATAGCTACACCATACCCCACGCGTTGCCAATTTTCTGCAAGTATTCAGTGTCTTTCTTCAACATCTGCTCATAGTGCGCCACAAGTTGCTGCTTCACCTGTTCCGGTGACATCTGCTGTACTTGCATCTTAAAAGCGGCAATCTGAAACTGCTGCTCAGTAGTTAATTGCATATAGTTACCGTAATTTCGATAACTTTATCGTATAATCAATAGGTAATGTCAGCACGGCGAGGGAAGCCATCTACTACTTCCCAGTCCGTTACAGCCGACAGTCCATGAACCGTGAGAAATGAACTATGAACAGTTTAACAAAGATTGACGACAATGCAAGCCCATTTGACACTATCCGCCGGGTTGATGACAGTGGCGAATTTTGGTCAGCGCGTGAATTAATGACATTAATGGGTTATCCAAGATGGGCAAAATTTGAAAGCCCAATCATTCAAGCTATCGAAAACCTAGAACTTACTGGGGATAAGACTCCTGACCACTTTTTACCCTTGATGGTAAAAAGTCAGGGACGCAACGGCAGTGATTACAGACTTTCACGGTATGCCTGTTACATGATTGCATTGTGCTGTGACGGCAGAAAAATTGAGGTAGCATCCGCCAAAAAATACTTTGCAATCAAAGCCCGTGAAGCTGAAATTATTATCCCTCAGCAAAACGATAGAATCCGTGAACTAGAGTTACAGGTACAACTAGCACAAGCTGAAGCGCAAAAAGCATTGGCGGAAAAATCCGTCCTTGACACGCGCCATTTAATTGTCGCAACCTGTCCTGAACCCATGCAGCAAAAAATACTGGGGTTTGAGGTTGTCAAAGAAATTGAATACAGAGATCGCATAATCCAAGACAACCAAATTGTTAACGACGGGTCAACCGTCAACAAAACCGCACTATGCAAGCGTTACGGATTCATGACTAAAAGTGGTAAACCTGATTACGTCAAATTAAACAAGCATTTAGAATCGCTCAAAATCCCTGATTACGCCTGGGAGAATGTACCAAGCGTCCGCGACAATCAGGAGTTACGGCGTGATTATTTGGGTGAATTGGACAAGATGATTATGGATGATTCCCGTCAGCTTTGGTTTGGGGAGTAGTTATGACAGTAAGTGATTTGGTTTCATTTGTTGCTGGATGCAGAGACACCCGATTACTTCGGTGGCATGGGGTAAATACAAAAGTTACCTGTTGTTGCGGTAAATTGTGTTCTGATGACTCTACCGCACTGGCAGCGCGTAATCTATCTATACACTGGCGCGGGTGCATTAAAGCAATGGAAGTCTTAAAATCCCACTACCCTACTTGGTTTAATCACTACAAGTATTTTTTTGAAAATACCAATCAAAATTCACGCAAAATGAGAGCTTTTTTCGCGGAGGAAAAAATGGAAATAACGCCTATAACATTTAATTGCCCTAGTGAATATATATCTGGACTGTTTAATGTTTCAAAAACAGCAGGCAAAACAATTCCAGAATATTTAGTTGAATGCGCTGCTGCTATAGCGCGGGCGGACAATGATTTTATCCCCATAGCTAAAGAGCATATTGAGACGACAGGAAAACGGGCAACAAATAGCAACGCAATATCATTTGATCACGTGGCAGAACTGGCAAGGATTCAAGTTGATATCGTGAAGCTAATGGTAGCTATTGAGGAATCAGGGGATTCAATCAGCGCGTCTGAACGCCTTACCAGCATTATTGACGATCTGTTACGGGTGAAAATGATGATTATATTTTCGGAAACTATGGAAGGTTCTGGTTTCAGGATTTGTAACGACACACAAACCGAGTAGCCGTCAACCAATACCCACCATACATAAACAACTCACTCATCCGCCCTTCGCCTAAATTGTGGAGGGCTTTGCCATTTTTAGGGTCAAGCAAAATTGCGGAGTGATGGGTTTGAGTTCCAGAAATGCACATCAATATAATGTCATTAGCTTGCAGCGGCTCATCTTTATCCAGTTTCCTAAAACCCGCCTTCTCAAAATTACCCGCGAACATATCCCAATCGGGTGACGTGGTTTCCTCAATCCCATTACGCGGAAAGTCGGGTAAATCAATTCCTAGTATCCCTTTGTAATAAGACCGCACCAGCGTATAACAATCACTGCGGTTGTAATCAAATTTCCACCCCAAGTAATAAGCCAATTCCTTCGGCATCCAGGGGTTAGAGATTAACGGATAGGGGTAAATATCGTTAGGGTTGTAATAGTCCCATTCCCCAAAATCTGTATGATACAAGACGTATGGCAATTTTAACGCCTTGCTATTGGCTATATCTTCACGGCTTAAAATGGCAGGTTGTGAGTCAAGGCAATGACTGTGATAAATTCCCACTGCCGAATCACGGACTAAATCAAACTCGCTTTGTTCAATGATGAAATTATGCTGTGGTTCATTTGCACAATTATTCATTTGCACAATTTCGTCATTGTTCAGAATCACGCCACAGATTTCTACGTCCGGTGTTGCGATCGCTTGCTCAATAATTTGGCGTTTAATTTGGGTAGTCAGCATTTTTGATGAGATAATTTTTAATATTGTTGACAAATAAAAAACTCCTAATTTCTTAGGAGCAAAAGATTAGAATCCATCTAACCGCAGGGGGAGGAATCGAACCATCCATAGAACGTAAACGCGCCGATGTCTTACCACTTAAACGACCCCGCGAAACACCATCCCTGATAACTTGCAAGGCATGAAGCCTATATGAAGTTAAACGAGTTCCGGTGTAAAAACATAATAGCACAATTTTAGTTCAAAAACATTGAACTACTCCGAAAACCCCTGTTAGCGATGGATTACAAGATTTTCTCTACCGCCTTCTAAGCGGACGGTCGCTGGTTCGAGTCCAGCCGTACCCATCCCCTGAAAGTCTTGAGAAATCGAGACTTTTTTATTTATCTGTAGCACTTACACGCGCTTGGAATATTGTTTTATATTACTTTTTATCGCATCCTGAATAAATAATTTAGTTCAGGATTAGTTCATGAAATGGACTTTGGAATCTGTCAACGAACGACTCAAAGCTGGAAGAATTGGCGTGAAAGTTTGTCAGAGAGGTGACAGGCTCTCGCTTCGGGCTACATTACCACCAAAACCCGGATCTAATAAAACCGCACCCTACCAACAATATTTAGCATTGGGAATTTACGCCAATACCGCAGGACTACAACGGGCTGAAGCTGAAGCCAAAATTGTCGGGGGACTATTGGCCACAAATTCATTTGATTGGGGGCGATACCTAGAACCCGAACCGACAAACGTGGGGACGTGCGGGTATTGGATTGATAAATTCAAGATTGAATATTTTGCGGCCAACGGCAACAACATCACCACCCAGCAAACCTGGAAGAATCATTATCAATCTTGCTTTGACAGATTACCCCAAGATGAACCGCTTACCCGTGAAATTTTAATTGCAACTGCTATTCAGACAGAAGCCAACACATGGACCAGGCAGCGGACTTGTCAGAAATTTGAACAATTAGCCAAATTAGCCGATGTGGCGTGTGACCTGAAAAAATATCATGGCAACTACGGAAGTAACAACCAAGTCATCAAACAACTGCCGACAGAAGAGGAAATTATTGCCAATAGAGAGAAAATCACAAACCCGTCTTGGCTGTGGGTATTTGGGGCGATCGCTTGCTACGGATTACGCCCCCATGAGGCGTTATTTTGTGAAATTGAGCAAACAGCACCCTATCGGTGCAAAATCTTGGATGGCAAAACCGGATCTAGGCTGGCTTACCCATTACCTACAGAATGGGTAGCAGACTGGCGACTATGGGAGATGAATAAGCCAAGCATCAAAACAGATGGCAGAACTTTTAAGGATATTGGCAACGTAATTTACAAAGCAATAAAACGATCTGGCGTAACTTTTGCACCCTATGATCTGCGCCACGCTTGGGCTGTTCGTGCAGCACTAAAATATAAAATCCCTACATCTGTGGCGGCGAAGTGGATGGGGCATAGTGTAACCGTACACCTAAAAGAATACCAACGGCATATTACTGATGCAGATCATTTAGAAATATTTGAGAAATTCACAAATAGATAATTGTATAATTAGAGACGATGCAAAAAAAAACGACATGATTGTGGATATCACTCTTTTGCTGGCTAAATGCAAACAATTCCGCACAGAAGCCGAGATTCTAGTGGTGTGCGATACTGATGAAACATTATTTGAATTAGTAAAAAAACAACATCAATTAATTCAGTCCCTAACTTCACCTGGAGAACGGTGGGAACGGATTGTTTTAAGATCGAACGAAGGAGGCGAGAAAACCACTCTCTACCCTCCCAAATTCAATCAGCCTATCGCAATCAAACCTATGGTGCATTCTAGCATACTGGTAATTCCTGAAGCGGAAATTATCAGTGAGATCATGGAATACCCTAACCCCTCATCTTTGGTACGGCTTGAGGATGATAAGGGGATTTTCACCAATTCCCATACTCAGAAGAGTTCCGGGACTACCCCTAATAATTGGGTAGGAGCAAAAATGTCTAGCTACTGGATACCAGAAGAATTAGAACGGTACAAGCAACTGCTATTAAAAGAGAAAGAAGTAAGCAACTTTACCTATGCCGCTTACTTTTTTACTGGCGAGACGGCGCAATTTACCGTAGATGCTAAATTGGTAAATTTCAATGGCGACCTGTGCCGTTGGGTTCGCGTTGTTGATTGTCAGATAATCTCCTAGTATTGCAATAATCAATTAATTCCTCCCGACTATCGAACTTTTCTCCGGTAGTCGGATTTTTTAGTGCCATAGACAAAAGCGAAATCAATGCTTCCGTCTCTTCAATGGATGCGGGTAAAATACCGTGCATCAGCGCGGTAAATTGCCCCTCATCAATTTTTCTTTTTTGGCAAAATTTCTCCGGTGTGATCCCAGTCGCTTCTAAATGTTGAATTATTAGACTGATCAGGCAATTTACATCTATCATTCGCTGTGCCTCTAAGTATTCAGAGTATTTACCAGCTAGTAGGGAAATTAGCCGCTGTTGCTGAATTGGGTCTAATCCCAATGCCATGCCCAGTAAATCCTCCGCCGTCTTGGGTTTTGCTCCGCCCAACCCCAAGTATTGATCTAATTCAAAGCCTGGACGACAGCCCATAGCTAGACATAAATCAATGTATCTCTCTAACCCTGGGGAGACTTTTTCTGATTGCCATTCACTCAATGTCCCCTGACTGATTCCAGACTTTTTAGCGGCTTGATTCATGCTAGATGCACGACTACAAACCGATTTTATTAATTCACCTAATCTCATATTTTTAAATTTAAAAAACTACTTCCCATATTCCCACCACCAAGCTACGATAAAGGTATCGAAAGTTTGATAAAGGCATAGAAAACACGATAAAGACATATAAACTATGCAAAATAACAGTAACACAGCGGAAGGGGGAAAGCCTCTACCGCTAGACAGAGGGGAGGTTGTCACAATCTCAAGGGCTGATTTTGATGCAGTCGTTGAAACGGCTGTATCTAAGGCGGTTGCAGAGTTTGAGGCTATGTTCATCCGCGCTATGGGCAAAGGGACGGGGAAGGGAGAAAGATGGCTCAATACCGCAGCAGCAGCTGCGGTATTAGGGAAAAGACCAGACCAACTGCGGAGAATGGTCAGAGATGGAAGGCTTAGATTAAATTCTGAAGTACGGGACGACCGCCCCAAAAACGCCATCAATCCTGTTTATATTTTCGATGTCGAGAAATGCGAGAAACGACTTTTAACCCCTCCCGAAAAACGGGGGAATAAATGAAATCTGTAAATCAGGAGTTGAATAAAAAGCAAAAGCGGCTTGGCTTTCCGTCTGGTGATGCGCTGTTTGGGGACTATCCCGGAAATGATGGAATAGATCCAAATACTGACTACACAACATCATTGATCAGTGGGTTCTTGAGGTCTGTATCATCATTTTCTGATGCTCAAAAACGGCTGATTTATGAACAACTAATTAAATCAGGATTTACGCCATGAATCCTGAGATTGAATGGGAACTTTTTGAGTTTGTCCAAACCGAAAAATCATGGAATGAGATTTGCCTCAAAATCAATGAGCCACTGCCATTAATTGCTATTGCACTCAAGCAATTAATGGACAACGGGAAGATAGTACAAACAGCGAAGGAAGACAATATTTATTATGCCAAGAAATAACATGATTAACGACAGAATAATAACTGAATTACGCAAGGGTGATATGTTTGCCCACGAAATTAAAGCAGCTCTGAATATTGGATACTCCGAACTTTGGGAAGCGATAAAGCAGCTAGAGTCAGAGGGGTTAATCCGCCGATATTTCCGTGAGACTCCGCCAAGCGCGACACTGTGCTACTGCTTATCGAGTAATCGAGAAGTGCCTTTATCGGTTCGATGGAATCAGGGGATAAAGCCTTGGACACCCGCAGCTAAACCAGCATTAAGACCATGAGTATAGGTGTTTATTTGTGGAGTTTAGGGATAACAGTTATTGCGATTGACGCAATACTATTATTCATTCTAGGAATCTTGTTTTTAATGTTAAATAGGAGCAAATAATGGGTGAGAAATCTGGGGACTTCTGCCACCGTCATTTAGTTGGGGAAAGTGAATGCTGGGCATTACGCAATTTACGGCGGCGACGTGGTGAAGATTGTCGGTGGTGACAAAAAGGGAGAGTGGCAATTAGAGCGATCGCCAAATGTGAATCCGACTCACGATTTGCCTAATCATAAGCAATGGGTGAAAACATCGGCATTAACACAGCCACCTAAAGGACATGAAACATGGACGGATGCAGACTTTAAAAAGCAAGGAAGGCGAGTTAATGGAAACACCTATTACTTTAAGGATTAGCCGTAAACTTCAAGGCGGTATTTGCATTGAATGCCGTCAGTTTCGATGCTGCAAATATCAAACGGAATTGAATCAACTTGTCTGTGAAGGTTGCGTTCAGGCTTTAGGAAATCAATCTTTACTTACGCTTATGTTTCCATATCCGTCAAGAAAAACAAGGAAGGCGAGTTAAATTATGTCAAGCCCGCAACAGGTTTTGGATTTTATCAAACGAAATAATGGTGTCGTCAAGTTGCGGGAATTAAGTCATTTCCCAGGACAATTACTTAATAGATTGGAGCGCAATCAATCTATTGAAGTAGTAAAACTTGATGGCGATTGGCAAGTACGTATTAATTCTGTATTTGACAAAAAGACAAGTGAATCACCTGCCACAATTAACGAAAAGAAACATCAATCTGAGTCGAAACATCAATCTGAGTCGAAACATCAATCTGAGTCGAAACATCAATCTAAGTCAACCCGTAAAGATTGCGCCCAAAAGCCAAGAACTCAGAAGAGGTTAACCAAAATCACTCCCCAGGTTGTTCCAAATCCGAAACCATTGCGACAAAGGAAGCCCATACAGAAGAAACCAACAACTTGTGCAAAACCCAAAAAAATAAGGATAAAACCAAAGCGTGGGTACGTATATTCTAGGGAGAAAATACTGAATCTTCTTGCAACGTCAGAAAAAGCACTGACCGCAAGAGAGATAGGAGAAAGTGGATTATGTGGGTACAAAACATCTGTCTACAAAACACTAAATCGGTTAATAGAGCTTGGCGATATTGTCGCCTCTTCTGATAAGGCTAAAAACAGAGTATTCATTGACAAGGACCGAGTTCATTTATTGCAAATTAAACGAACTGTCAGAGGGCGTGAATTTGCCCAGATGAACCGAAACAGGGTTTTAAGCTACATAAAAAAAGAAGGCAGGATACTTGAAATTGCTGATGTAGTAACCGCAACAAATATCACAAAGAAAACAGCAATCAGGATAGTGATTTTTTGGGGAGAGGCAGGGGATCTCACTCTAATTAGAGACTCCGAAAGGGGGAATAGATTACATTTTGTACCATCAGAGAATGCTGAATTGGTAACAAAACTGATGCAATTAAACGAATTATCTACCGCCAATCAAGTTAGGAAAATCCTAGAATCTACCAATAGGGGCGTGTCTATTGGCGATGTGTTGGTAGCAATCGGCAAAGGACGGAGAAATGGCGGTTGCTACAAATACATTAAGAAATTATTCAAGCAATGGGGATGTAAGACTTATCGGCAAGGCTGCGGACTTTATTATTATCTTGACGGGAAAATATGAATAAAAGTTGTTTAAGTTGCGTGTGGTCGCAATTTGTCATTGAAAAGTATGACGGATTGTACAGCTATGAAGGTGACTGCCACCATTACGAACGTGGGTTCAATCCTCCCAACCCCGTTCATCACATCCGCAGCGATGATCAAGGGGAACTCAGAGAATTGGTAAAGCCGATTTTTGAGACTACGGCTAATAATTGTGAATATTACGAGCAAGCGGGAATAGGACAACCAAATTGAGTTCAGGAACGGGTTAACAGCCCGTTTTTTTATTTCTATTTTAGGGGTTGACAGTCAAATCATTTTGTACAATACTATTTGATATGAACTAAATTAAGGACAGTGATAGCAAGCCTAAGAAAACAAGCGGGGTTAACCCAAAGACAACTGGCTAACGCGCTGGACGTAACGATAACAACTGTTTCCAACTGGGAAACCGGAGTTACACGCCCCCTGCTAAATCCAGCCAAGATGCTGAAACTATGCCAAACACTAAAATGCTCCCTTGAGCAATTAGTTGATGCAGTTGAAAATTGCGATCGCCAAATCGCCTAATTTTTTTTACCTCCACTTATTGAAACCTCAATAAGTCCATAAATTACTCAATAGAAGAGGGCTAATGGCTTCTGAATTAACAAGGTTTAAGTCACTCCTCCCTGTCCACATTGACATATACGACAAAGACCAGCAAATTCCAGTTGTATATACCGACATAGGATACGAGGATAGTTTGCTGACTCATCAAGAAGTTGACGAATTAATCGCTTTACTTAAACAGTACAAAAACACTTTCAGGAAAGAGGATGTTCAGGGTGCGCCAGGTATCCATGCCTCTAGCGCTCAACACATACTCAGTAAATTTTTGCAACGCAAACGAAATCAAAAAGGCTGGGTGTATGTAATCCATGCGACGGATTTGGGGTTATTTAAAATTGGATGTAGTAAAAACCCAAGCGCAAGATTACGCCAGTTAGTAAAATCTCAAATCCCTTCTGAGTTGGTATTAGTCCATCTGCGTAAATCTGACTCCATGTATAGCGACGAAAAAACAATTCATACTCGTTATGCGGTCAAAAGAGTGAACGGGGAATGGTTTCGCTTATCAGAGGAAGATATTTCTGAAATAAAAAGTTTTGCAGGGGTAAACGATGGGCAACTTTCGTAAAACCACACCCCATAAATGCTTCACTAAATTACCGAACGATCTTATTAGGAATACAGAAATTAGTGATAGCACATTTCGCTTGATTTGCTGGATAAGCTCCCATAGCGAGGGGTTCAACATCTCATTCAACAGTATTAAGTCTCAACTAGGTTACGGGCGCGACAAAATGCGCGCAATCATAACTGAGGGGGAAAAAAATGATTACCTCGTCAGAATTAAGACCAGGAATGATAAGGGTCAAATTGACTGGGATTATTTTGTGTTTGCTGAACAGGAAGAATGCCGAGAGTTCAAGCGCACACTGCCACCGGAGGACAAGCCAGAGGTGGTTGACCCGTCGGTGGGTCAACCGTCGGTTGACGAACCGACGACGGAACAACCAGTATATGGGACAGCCGTCGGTGGGTTAGAACCCCCTCTTAAGAAGATTCAATTTAAAGAAGAACAAATTAAAGAAGAACAGGAGAGAGAAGAACCCCCTACTCCCAAAGTCGAAGTTCTAGCCCCAAAACCAATAAATCCGGAAACCCAAGAAAGTGCTTTAGAGCAAATCGGTTTTCCTGGTAATCAAAATCCAAAATCTTCGCAACCAACCGATAACCCCTCTTTAGGGCAAAAGTCCCCCGCGCCGCTTGCAAATGCTGAAACAACAGCAGATAGGGTTAGGCGCACATATCAAGAAACGGGAAATTTACCCCGTATACCAGCCGAATTAGAGGCATGGGTACAAATAGACCTTGGGAGTGAGATCGTTGCCTCCTACCGCAAATCTGGCAGGATTACGACGATCAAACAGGGTGACATCCAACCCGACTTTGCCCGATATGTTTCCGCGCAAAACAAGGGAAAGGACATTGACTATGGATATTCGTATATCCGAAGCCTAGAGAAAGACCCTACTAGATGGGAAACACTGGCGGCCTTGGTCATCAAATGGCAAGCGTCCGGTGGCAACGACGCGCTAAACATCACCAAAGAAATTTCAAAACAAAATCAACCTGATTACAGTTGGCTCTTAAACGCTAGAATTTGAGGCTTATATGTGCAACGAAACACTTCTAACATCTGTTCTTTCTGAATTAGAGGAACATTACGGCGGGCAAGTTTTAAACGGGAAAATACTTGAGAATACATGGCGGAATGGTCTAGCGAAACTGTCAGATCAGCAATTACAAATAGCAGTTGCCCGTTGTTTTCAAAAACACCCCAGAAAATACAACTATTTTCCTTGCGTTGACGACATTCTGGAGCTTGCCAGAGGTTCAATGCCAACCGAGAACGCTCAAGCCTACCAAATCGCTGACCTATCCAAACCAGCGTTACCAGTATCTTACGAGGGTGGCATTTCTCCAGAGGAAGCCGAGGTAAATAAAAAAGAGATTTTGATTTCAAGGTTATTTCTCGCCAGTAAATCATCTTTATCTAAAGAAGAAATAGATGGTTTTTTCCCCAAGATGAGGGGGTTTCCGTTTGATGAATTGGAAAAAATGCTATTAGTTGCAAAATCCCCAGTTATCGCCAAAAGTAAGTTCCCATCCGCGCATAGTTCGGCGATAAGTATGTTTGAGTCTTTGGCGGCTAAAGCCAGCAATACAGTTCTTGATGATATGAGGAAATATCTTCGTTCTGGCATTGAGAATTATCGCCAAAAAGCAATTGATTGGGCGACAAATAACGGCTATCAACTTGTTAAAAAAGGCGGACAAGTTGTAGATATTCGGGAGGTTGAATTTTAACCATGAATGCAGAGCAACTGAAGATTATCGCAGAAAATTCACCCCGTGAAGCTGCCAAAATCCTAAATATTCACATCAGAAATGTCCGATATCACAAGCAAAGAATGGAGGGGAAGAGCGTGAAACAGCTAAAACAACCCAAGACAAACTATAAGAAATGGACGCAAGAAGAGGACAATTATTTACTTACTTTCGGGAATGATTCAACTTATCCAGAGTTAGAAGAAACACTTAAAGCGTCTCGCACTCAAATAGACCATAGATGCAAAGCATTAGGCGTTTCTCCAAAGAAACAGACAAACTATAAGAAATGGACGCAAGAAGAGGACAATTATTTACTTACTTTCGGGAATGATTCAACTTATCCAGAGTTAGAAGAAACACTTAAAGCGTCTCGCACTCAAATAGACCATAGATGCAAAGCATTAGGCGTTTCTCCAAAGAAACTAAAACATCATAAAATCTTCACAGAAGAGGAAAAGGAGATTTGCTTACAAGGCTATCTTCACCAAGCAGCGGAAAAGCTGGGAGTCTCCATTCCAACTGCTGGACGACGTAGGAGGGAACTACTGAAAATAGATTTAGTGCCATTACCACTACCTACACCAACAAGATCGCTGATAAATTTTGTTGGTTTCAACGATGTCAAACAACCCGTAGAACCAACAATAGAATCAAGCATAGAATCAAGCATGGAATCAATAACAGATCCAGTAGTAGAGCCAACATGGACACCTAAAAACGACATACTTTTGATCAAGCGAATTAGCAATAATTCCATTGACAAAGTTGCCAAATTATTTGGACAACCTGAAGAACAAGTCAAGATTGGGATTAATGAAATTTTGTCGCAATTCCCAGAAATGACTGTCGGACAAATTCATCAAACGAAACTTATTCATTCCTATAGCCCTAAATCGGCTGTGAGATATTGCGAGGTAATTCGGGAATATGCAAAGAACAGAGCCGCATATTCACCAGCAAGAATTAAGAACGACAGATGAACCAATTAACTTTAGATTTTCCCGTAGAAGAAATCCCAAAACCAATCATGAAACGTCATGATTTTGACCGTTACGATAGTCCCCACTGGTTTGTTACCCATTTACCCAATTACGTCAAATTAGAGGGCATCGTCGGCGAACCCTGTAAAGGTAGTGGGAATATATCAAATTTACTCCCCTACTTTGACCAGGTAGGCTATCACTGGACAAACGATCTAGACCCGTCGGTTGATGCAGATTTTAACCTTGACGCGGCTGATCCAAAGTCATGGGAACAACTGCCTGAAGCTGATTGGATTATCACAAATCCGCCATTTAATGCAGCTTTACCAATTCTCAAAAATAGTCTAAATCATGCGCGATTGGGCGTGGTTTTCTTCCTAAGACTATCGTTTGTCGAACCAACAGAAGAACGCGGACAATGGTTGTTTGCAAACCCTCGCAATTTGGATTTAATTTACCCAAGATTCAAATTTAGAAAACGTAAGGATGGTAAGCAATGGCAGACGGATTCAGTGCCAATTATCGCTATGATTTGGCGCAAAGATTCAGATGAAAGATTAGGATCAATCACCATTCCCCAATCACATATTTTGGGGTTTCACGACAACCCTGAGAATGCGCCAAGTTTTGATCGGCAAGTGGAAATTTTGCGACAAGTTCAGTCTAATACTTAGGAGGCGATTAATCATGGATACATTGCTAATCTCGCTACATCCGCGCCAAATTAGGAGTTAAATTCAATGGATGATGACGATCTAATCCCCTGGAATCCTGCCCATTTCGGACACACGGATTTTCAAAAAGAAACCGACGGGCAACTAACAATCTTCTTTGAAGACACGAACGAACCACCAGACCCGGACGATTTCGCCAGTATTGCAGCTTACGAAATCGCCTGGACTGAATGGGAACAAACACAAACTTTACCACAAGAGGGCAAACAAATGACATTCAATATCACAACACCGTTTGACAGCGAAATCGAACAACTCAAAGCTAAATTAGCGGAACTGGAAACCCAAAAGCACCGCGTCTCTACCTGTGCGAATAGGATTGTTGAGCAGATTGGGGAATGTGTTGTTGAGATGAAAGAAGCGGGGGTAGGAAAGGATAGTTTATTTTCGTGGGCTGAAACAATTTTCAGTACAATCACCGGAGACTTTTTACCTCAAGAAAAATTAAATGAATCTCAAGATCAGATTGACAGCTTGATAGATCAAATTGACGATTTAACCAAAGAGCGTAATGAGGCACTACAAAAAATCACCGATTTAACTGCGGCCAGTTTACGAGTTTCTGAAGAATTGAAAGGTGTCCGCGACAGTTTAGCGATCGCCAATCAAGAATCTTTTGACGCTCGGAAGGAATTGGCGGATCTTGAACTAAAGCGGTTGGACATAAACCAAGAAACTTCTAGCAGCAATTTAATTGAAGGCTACAAAAAGACCATTGTAGAGTTAACTATCGCCAATCAAAAAATAACTGAAGAGTTGTTAAAACTACGCGGTGAATTACCATTAGTGGAATTGGTAAAGCACATGGAAGAAACTAGCGCTCAACCCGAAGAATCAGAGGAAGATCCGCGCCAAAACGCGGCATTTTTAGAGGCTACAAACAATCAAGAAATTGTCTCAGAATTTCTCAGAAAACTAGACAGAATCGCCCGTGTTGATAAGTTGGATTGGGTGAAAATCAAAGAACTCCCTCTCAATCTTGAAACCATGCGGGAGTTAGGATTGCAAGTAAGTTCTAAGTCCAAAACCCACAAATACCTATTGGAACAAATGCCCGTAATGTGCGCCAAGTACATTGAAGAGACTGGCGATAGTTCGGATTTAGATTGGTTGCCAGGACATTTTGTGGAGTCAGTTCGTGAGGCTTTAGTAGAGATTGACAGTGAATCAACAGGTGAGGAAGATGAGGAAGTAAAAAAGTCTCCTCGATCTACGTCCCTTTCTGAAGTAAAACCAGTATTCCAGCGTGGTGATACTGTCCGCCACGTAATCACAAATCAACAATTCACGGTATTAGACGTTAATAACGAATGGTTGAACGTCCAGGACTCTGAGGGACTAACCGATATGTGGCAAGCCTCCAATCTTGAATTAGTTGCAGAATTAGCCGCATAAGGTATATTATCGGTATATCTATAGAAGAACTGATATACCGAAACCCAGATTACACCCCAATCACTCCTAACCACCTCTGCGCGGGGGTGGTTTTTTTATTGGGGAAATCTCAAATAAAAAACTATGCCAACACTAGAAGCACTTAAACGCCGTCATCCTGAACATATCCAATTTTGCGAGTATTGGGAATTGCTCACCGCAGTAGTTGAGGGTGGCGACTCAATAACCGATGCTATGAAACGGAAGTTACTCCCCAACCCTGACGGCAGGCCAGAGGAAGTCATGAAGGAGCGGGTCAAGCTGGCGACTTACTGCAATAAAATCTCGCCAATTTTGAGCCGCTTCAATTCTGAATTATTTAAAAATCCGGCTGTCCCAACTGGAAGCAATGACCCGTTTTGGAGTGATGAGTTTTTAAAGAATGGCGCATTATTAGAAGGTGACGACGACGGGCGGGCATCGTTCAATACTTTCTTGATGAATAGTATGTTTATGGCGTTAACGACTGGTAAAGCTATTGCACAAATAGATACTAAATCAGCGGTTGGGGCGGTTTCGCTTGCACAGCAAAAAGAGTCAGGAGAGTTAAATCCGTATGTAATTCTCCACCCTAGAACTGCTTTATGGGATTGGAAAAGCGGACGGGACGGGTTCAGTTTTTGCAAGTTACATCAGTTTCAACTAGTGCAGCAAACGTGGGATAGTGCGCCAGTTCCACAGCATATTTTTACTATTTTTTACCGTAGAGACGGGGCGGTTTTTACTTCTAAATATATTGCTAGGTTAATTCCCAAAGACAATAAACCCGTACCGCCAAATCCATTTATTAACACGGCAACTGATAAAGAAATAACGATTGAAACTGTTATCGAAGACCAGCCAATTTTCAATGTGCGAGGTAAGTTTGAATTTCCAATCGTTACTCTGACTTTACCTAAATCACTATGGATGGCGGCGCAATTGTTTGATTGTCAAAAGTCGTATTTCAATCAAACCGCAGCGATGGAATACGCGCTTTACACAAATAATTACGCAATGCCCGTGATTACGGGCGTGGACGATGAAGATGATGATCCACTGCAAAATCGGAAAATGGGAGACGGGTATTATCTGACTCTGAAAACCGGACAATCAATAACATCATTTGAACGTAGCGGCGCAAATATTCAGACAGCTATCGGGTATCGCTCGGAAATTAAACGGGATATTTATGATGTTTTGCAGCAAATAGCCATGAGTGCGTCTGATGGCGCGGCGATTATTGCCCGTTCTGGAGTCTCTAAGGCTGAGGATAGAAGGCCAGAAGAAATCCTGTTAGAGCGCTACGGACAATGTGTTAAGGAATTTGTTTTGCAAGTTTTGAAACCCGCAGCGATCGCCCACGGTGAAATTGTTGATTGGGAGATTACAGGCTATGATGAGTTTCTGGGCTTTTCGCTGACGGAACTTTTAGAGGATATGGCTCTCATTGATACTGCAAATATTCCGTCCCCAATATTTAAAAAGGAAGTGCAAAAGCATTTTGTGAAACGGGCTGCCAGAAGTTATGACCTTGATCCGCAAGCCGTTCAATTGGCACTTGCGGAAATTGACGCAACGGATTTGTGATGCGATCGCTATTAGACCATTAATTCTTCCACATCACTCACCAAAATAGCTCCATATCCTGCCAATTCAGCAGGGCTTATTAATATTTGTGCTTGATAATTAGGGTCTAATTCAGTCCTTTGAAGTAATACTAAAATTGCATCATAACTTTCTTGACTTAATTTTCCACCACGTTTTAAAGTAGTAAGATTTCCAACAATCCAATCAAGTCTATTCTGATTAATTGCGTCAAGAATCTTATCGTAAATTGGACTCTCAGCTATAGCTAAAACTTCATCATCCGTAACTACATCCGATACTTCCTCTAAGGTAGTTGTCACAGGGACTTGTCCTATAGGAACTGGATTATTAACTAATACCTTATCGTTCAAATATGAAGTTAATTCCCTAGCAGACAATTCAGGGAATTGTGCAATTTGAGTAAGCAGCCATTGTTGTTTTGTCATGATTAGATTTAAAATTTATTATCAAAAGCAGAATGCGTCCTGGACATTGGAAGAGACGCGCTTAAAAGCAACCCATATATTGTTGCTATAGTTGAATTGTAAGGTACACAAAAAACTCTTCCATCGGGTAACAATACTCCACCAACAAATGCAAGATTACCAGAATAAGTGCCTGATGGAGTCGTTACTGTATCAGTAGCAGGATTGTATATTCTTGCTGTAGTTGAAATGAAAGGTACACAAAAAACTCTTCCATCGGGTAACAATACTCCACCAACAAATGCATTACTACCAGGATAAGTACCTGATGGAGTTGTTACTGTATCAGTAGCAGGATTGTATATTCTTGCTGTAGTTGAATTGTAAGGTACACAAAAAACTCTTCCATCGGGTAACAATACTCCACCAAAAAATGCAAAATTACCAGGATAAGTACCTGATGGAGTTGTTACTGTATCAGTAGCAGGATTGTATATTCTTGCTGTAGTTGAAATGAAAGGTACACAAAAAACTCTTCCATCGGGTAACAATACTCCACCAACAAATGCATCATTACCAGGATAAGTACCTGATGGAGTCGTTACTGTATCAGTAGCAGGATTGTATATTCTTGCTGTAGTTGAATTGTAAGGTACACAAAAAACTCTTCCATCGGGTAACAATACTCCACCAGCAAATGCACCACTACCAGAATAAGTACCTGATGGAGTCGTTACTGTATCAGTAGCAGGATTGTATATTGTTGCTATAGTTGAATTGTAAGGTACACAAAAAACTCTTCCATCGGGTAACAATACTCCACCAACAAATGCACCACTACCAGAATAAGTACCTGATGGAGTCGTTACTGTATCAGTAGCAGGATTGTATATTCTTGCTGTAGTTGAATAGTAAGGTACACAAAAAACTCTTCCATCGGGTAACAATACTCCACTAAAAAATGCTCTACTACCAGGATAAGTACCTGATGGAGTCGTTACAATGTCGGACAAAGTTCCGTAATTGTAATTACGGGCTGCCATAAAATTAGCAACGGGTTCGAGAGGAAAATAGTAGTTTGGAAAAGAAGAGTTCTTCCCCAATACCACAACCTTAGTAGAAGTCCTCATGGTGCAAAACTCCTAGCACGAATGGTAAAACTTTCACTATTGGCAGCAGGGGTAAATGCTCCATTAGTAACCACATATCCAAACAGAGAAGTACCTGTTAGTTTATAAAGTTGGTTCAAGTTTCTTGTTTCAGCAACTACACTACCACCACCTTGAGCTAATAATGCAGATAAGGTTATTCCTCTAGGATTCATAATACTTGCTCTATCTTCTGAAGATATAGAAAATGCTAAGTTATCAGCTATAGCTGATGGTGGAGTTACTGAATATAAGTACAGAGTAAAACTACTCATGCCTGATGGAACTGCTGTGATATTAAAGATAATATCTAAGCTTTCAATAAATACAAATCCACCACTAGCACCAATATTTGTTAACTCAAATACACCGCCATAAACATCATTAGCCGTATACGGTGTAACGTTAGCAGGTCTTGTTACTAGCCTCGACGCAACATAAGCTAGTCCTGCTGGAACAGTCCCTATATTAAAAGTAGGTGTAGATGTAAATGCTGGTAATGTACCACTGATACCCACAGAGGTTGGTGGGGTAAGTGTGGTAATTTGTGCGGCTGGTAAAACAACTGGCACGCTTGCGGTAGCTAGAGCCTGCCCTAATACTGGAGTTTTGGTGTCAATATTAGATAAAGATGTATTGGCGGTAGTTTGTAAACTACTAGTAGCAGCACCGCTTGGTAAAGGCAGGCTACTAGCACTTACAGGTTGTGTTGCTTGCCAGAATGTACCGTCTACAGTAATACTACCGCCTGCATCGCTTATTGGAATAGGATTACCGACATCATTAGCGATCTCCAAAGAAGCATTGCCGACCGTGACATTTAAGCTACCAACTTCTACAGGGATTTTGCCGTTGGACAATACAGGGATGCGATCTCTCGTTACCCCCCAAATAGCTGACAACAAATCTTTGATATCTGATAAAGCCATAAGTTTTTACATTTTAATTTATTTTTCCCAGTGGGAAATATATTAAAAATTTTGATTCAACCTTATGTCGCTAGAACCAGAAATCCTTGCAGCTATTCAAGAAGCCGTCAAAGGCACGATAACGGAAGTTGTTAAGCCCCTATCAGAACAGCTAGAAAAAGTCCAGTACGACAACGGGAAGTTGACTGAAGCATTAACAGGGTTATCAACCTCAATCCCTAGCCAACTTGACGAACGGTTTGGGGCGATTAATCCGACCTTGGAATTTTTAAACGAACTCAGGAAAGAAGCCGAAGCGGAACAACAGGAAAAACCCAAAAAACAATCTGAAATTGATGCAGCTTTAGTTAAAGCTAAACAGGAATACGAGGCTAAATTTAACCAGCTTCAACGAGAACTTGAGGAACGGGACAAAGAAGCTCAAGCCCTCAGAGAAGCGGATCGCAAATCTCGCATGAGAAATGATGTATTAGGGCAGATGAGAGCGCTTGGTACGGTACGTCCAAATACGGAAGAGGATTTACTGACTCTCCTAGAAAAACGCGGCTTGATTGTCGAAGATGGCGATAAATTTTTCGTTAAATCTCAGGATAAATTTGGCGGACAAATTAACGCCGAATTTAAAGATATTCTACCCAAAATGCTGGAGTCAGATTTTGCTCACTTTGCCGTCCCGCGCGGTGGCACTGGAACAGATGGACAGCCGGGAAATCGTGCGCCTCAAACTTCTCAATATAACTTTGGTGGTATGACTGCTCAGGAAATTTACGACACTTACAGCAAAGATCCTGAAGCGATGAAAGCTTATAACCAACTACTCGAACAGCAGTTCGGGAAAGCTTAATTCAAATAATTCTTAAAAGGAATTTTTATGCCACCAACCTTTACCGCTAATGATGCACTTTTAGAAACTCGCATTGCCCAAAGTGCATTAACCCAATTAAACCTGATGGCGATGTACCCCCGTGTCGCTGTCACTAACTACGAACCCGGGGCTTTTGAAGTTGGCAATGATGTTAAAATCCGTCGTCCCAAGCGTCGCCGTGCCACTGAATTAAATCCCCGTTCTGCGGCTGGTACTTTTAATGAAGCTGCGTTTTTCTCAGGTTCTATCACCTTAGAAAAACTTTGGTTTGATGGCTGGCAGACTTACGGAATTGATCCACGTCAAACCATTGAAAAATATTTAGCGGAAACTGGATCTCAAATGGCGGATGCGATCGCTACGCCAAATGATGAGTACATGAACTCATTATTCACTACTTGGACGGCAACGACTGGCACGGTGGCTTTAGGCGCTAACGCTCCGGTAGGTGTTGCGGCTTGTGTAGATTCCACTACTGGTGCATTGACCAATTTCAATAGTGCCGGGTTAGTTGGCGCGGGTGTAATTCTTGATAGAGAGAATGTTCCTAAAACTGACAGATTTGGGTTAATTTCCCCTGTTGCGGCTGGTGCATTCTTGCAGGATTCCGTAGCTATTACCGGATTTGCGGCTGCAACCATTGGCGGTGGTCAAGCAATCCAAAATGGTTTTCAATCATTCCTACCCCGGTTTGGTTTCTTGGTTGGGCAAAGTAATGTCATTTCTAGCCAAGCTGGTGTTGCAGATTTAGACACTAACGCAGGTGTACAGGCAACTTTAGCGATCGCATCAGTTGCCGCTAATACTGATTTCACCTACGCTGACAACGCCGCGACTACCTCCGTCGGTGCGGTTAATTTAACCCTAACTTGTACCACAGCCTTATCTACTAGCGTGGCAGTTGGGCAAATCATCAGAATTGGTACAAGTGGCGTAGCTAAAGCATTTGGCGTGATTTTGAGGCTGGATAAAACCACAGCCACCGCGCCCGTCGTTACTGTTGTGCCTTTCTCCCCCAATGGCGCAAAACTATTGGCAGCGCAAATCATTCCCGGTACTGACTTGTTTAGTGTGCCTAGTATCCCATCAATCAACACTGTCAACCACCGTGAAGGCTTATTGATGGCTACCCGTCGGATTGCTGAACCATCCCCCGGTAGTGGTGCGGTAGCTGCTTCAATTACCGACCCCGACACAAACCTGACCATTCAGGTATTCCGGGGCAACTACGACACCGGAACAGTAAGCGAGAAAAACGCTTACTATATGCTGACTGGTTCTAAAATCAGCGACTTCCGTAAATGTGCGTTAATCCTATCTCTGTAATTTATGCCTATACTTTTTGCGCCAGACGGTCAAGGGGTACAGGTTCATGAAATGCAGGTAAATAGCTTTTTGCAGCAGGGGTACAGGACGACTGACCCCACTGAAGTTAAACCCGCACCTAGACCAGTCACCCCGCCCAAAGAACCGGACACAAGCTTGATTTTGATTAATTCCGCATCCCTTAAAGATTTAACGGAAAAATTGGGATTGACAA